CTGAACGTATTGCCGGCCGGGTTCTGGGCGTCGGCCTTGGCGAACGTCCAGGTCGTATCGTCGTCATCGACGAACGAGATCGACTCGAACGTAAACGACCCCTCGGGCGGCGTGGTGCCCGCACCCGTGCCGTTCGTCGTCCAGAGGTAGAAGGCAAACCCGCCGCCGGACGGACCGACCGACAGGTACACGACATCGAAGCCGTAGACCTGACCCGGCGCGACCGCACCGAAGGGGGCGCCCGGGTAGCCGGTCGTGCCCTCGTCGTACAGCACGAAGCCGTAGTTCGTGACCGGATCATCGGTCGAGACGCCGAGCGTGAGCGTGAGGTTCATCCGGCCAGCCCGTCGAGTTCCCGGTTCAATTCGGCGATGAGTGTCTGGGCGACGGCGCCCGCGTTGCCCTCGAGCGCCGGCCGCAGAAACGGACGCGCCGCTTTCTTTTCGGTGCCGAGTTCGATGAATCGCCAGTAGAAGGTGTCTCCGCCCGGCCCGCCGCCCGGTCCGCCCTTGCGAGCGCCGCCGATGATGCCGACGCGCATCACGACGCCCCCGACACGCGCGCTCTGACGCCGCGACTGCTGCAGGTAGACGTTTCTCGCGATGCTCTCACCGGTCGTCGGATCGTCGAGCCGCTGTGCGCCCGCGCGCGCCGCCGAGCGCACGATCGCCATGGCCCGGCGTGCCGAGCGCTTACCGGCCGCGTCCTGCAGCTTCGCCGGCAGCGCCTTCAGCTTTTTGACGATCGCCTCGGCGCCGTCGATGCGAAAGACGTCCATCAGTGGTAGTGCTCCCGCACCCATCGGTGCTGTGCTTTCACCGCCGGGTGCCACGGGTCGAACCGGCCGTGGAACATCACGATTCGGGCGTTCGCCGGCAGCGGCATGCGCCTGGCGACGATGTGATTGCGAAAACTGTAGACGCCGTCGAGGTCGGACCACTTGCGCTCGTGCGGGCCGAGACATGCCCCGATCCACGCCTGGTCCGAGCCGATATAGCGGAGCTCGCGCGCCCGGGCGGGCGAACGCACCGGATGGAACTCCGTCCAGACGCGCGTGCGCGTCCCGGCGCGCAACAGAAACATGCTGCCGTTGTAGGGCGTGCCCTTGGCGGTATCGCCCCAGATCACGAAGTCCTCGGGGCGATCCCAGAGCGGTGCCATGTCCGCGGTGATGACGCAATCAAGATCGAGCGATACGAACCGCGGACCGATCAGATCGGCCGCCTCCGCGGAGAATGCCCGCAAGCGCCGATAGCAGTTCACGCCGTTCGGTCCCGGCAGCCCGTCGAAATCGTTCCAGATCGGCACGACGCGAACATCGCCATCGATCCCCTTCGCGTCGTCCGTGATGCACACGAACCGGTGCGGCTGCCGGTAATGCCGCGCCACCATCGACCGCAAGGTGTTGACGGTCGAAGCGTCAAACTGAGATCGGTATCCGGGCTTCGGCTTCCATTTCCAGCAGACGACCGTCAGCGGTTCATTCATTCAGGACCGCGGCCAAGCCCGCGTACCGGGTGAAAAAGGACGATCGTTTCTCGCGCAGGTAGTCCCACTTGGGACGGATCTCCTGCGGGTGTGCGCGCACGAGCGATCGGAAGAGCGCGGTCGCCTCTTTACGTTCGCCTCGGTCGTACATGAAGAGGGCCGCGCCGACCATCCAGCGCGGCCGCATGCCGGGCGCCAGGCGCTCGCGCCAGCGCTCCCACGTGTCGCGGATCTCTGGCACGCCCCACGTCTGCAGCGAGAATCGCGATTCCGAGACCTCGCGCGGCTCTAGGCCGTGCGTCCGGAACACCGCCGTCGTGCCCGGGAACACGCTCCGCTCGAACGTCACCTTGCCGGCGCGTTCGAGGCGATCAAGGCACGCCGGTATTTCGTAGGCGGGGAAGTAGGCGAAGTCCTGCCAGGCCATCGCGCCGCCGTGGATCATGCGCGTGCCGAACTCCGACAACGTGCGCGAGATCTCGCGAATGCGCTTCGGACCGTCAGCGATCAGGAGCGCAATTTTGCGGCCGCGCTGCCACTTCTGCGTCAGGATCTCGCCTTCGTGCAACTCGACGAGTTCGCAGAGCGGACCTAAGTTCGCGCGCACCTGGTCGAGCATCGGCTTATCGAGTGCCGAGCCCGCCTTGTATTCGTGGATCGGCTGCCAGACGAACCGATCGTAGGCTTGCAGCTTGCACAGTGCGCCCGAATCGCGAACGCCCGCCGCGATGAACACGGTCGAGGCGCCGAGCCAGGTGCCGAGCTCCACGACCTCGCCGCGCGGTGCGTGCTCGAGCGCCAGTTCGTAGTACGCGAGCCGCTCGGCTGGGGTCGTCATCGCCGGGATGTCACGGGCGCCGTCGTGAAGTTGTGGCCGCTCGGGCGCCGGATCGAACTCGACCGCGACGGTGGACATATCGCCTTTGACCTTCACGTAGACCGTGCGCAGGTTGAGCACTTTCGCCATCGCGAGCCGATGGTTGCCGTTGTTGCCGATGACGAGCACGCCGCCGGGTCCGGTCACGACCGGGAAGTGCGTCGACTCTCCGTCGACCTCACGGCGAAAGCCGTTTCGCTTCATGTCGGCGAACATCGCATCGACGCGGTCGTAATACTGAGCGGCGAGCGCCTCGATGGTCTGGCAGCCGCGGACCTGCTGCCCCTCCGCGAAGCGCCGCGCGTAGATCTGCGCGAACAGCTCCGTCTGCTCCCACGGCAGCCGATCCCGATAGCGCTGAAACATCGAGCGGTGCTTGATGGTCTGCTCGAGCGGCGCGTACGTCTTGCCCCGCCACTGCGGCGCCTCGGTCGCGTCCAGATCGACGGACAGCTTGTGCGTCACGTCGAACGGCGAGACGCGGACCATGCCGTTCGAGTTCACAGCACGAATGCGTGGTGGCCGCTTTTCCAGCGCGCCGTGCGCTCGAAATACTCCCACACCTCGTGCGGGCGCCTGCGGTTGCTGGTCAGCGTCACGTACAGATAGCCGTCGGTGCGAAGCAGCCGGCGCGCGTCATTCACGAACCACTTCCATTCCTCGACCGTCCACACCGGGTAGAGGTCGAACTCGGTCATGGTGCAGGTCACGTAGTCAAACGACCCGAGCAGCAGCCTCGGAAGCGGCACGTTCGGGCCCATCCGATGCGTGTATTTCTTCACGCCGAAGAGCGCGCAGAGTTCCGTGTACAGGTGCGGCTCGGCGAGCGGCGCATCGAGCCCGACCGTCTCATGACCGAAGTAACGCGCGGCAAGCCCGAGGTGGCACGGGCCGCAGCCCAAGTCGAGGATTCGCTTTCTGGACGTCCCCTGCGCGCAGCCGATGCGCTTCAGTTGTGCGAACTTGTGCCGTGCGAACCATACGAAGTTGAGGTACTTCGCAGTCTCCGGTTCGTCGCGGATGTGCCGCAGGTGGATGTCGGCGTAACGCTCCCGGTCGACGCTCGTCAATGACCAGTCGAGGAAGCTGCGAAACTCGCCCGCATCGTCGGCTTGCGCGACCGCCTCGTCGAGCCGGGCATAGAGCCCGCGTATCACCTCCGGGCGGCGGTGCAGCTCGAGCGTCGTCATTCGGCCACGCCGACGACGATCGGGTCGCCCTCGGGCACGACCTCCGCAATCGCATAGCGGGCGTCGATCAGCAGGTCCTGCATGCCATCGATCGACGCCGGCCGATTGAACCGGCCGAGGTCCGTTTCGGGGTTCATGGCCGACTGGGTCGCGCGGTTCCGATTGCCACAGAGCACCACTTCGCGCACGCCCGCCGCCCGCGCGGTGCGGAGCACGTGCGACGCCTGCTCGCGCAGGTAGTAGATCGAGCGCACGGCAACGAGCGTGTCGATGCCGACCAGCAACTCGAGCCGCTGCAGGATGTCGCCGCAGACGAGCTGGACGTTGCGCGCCTGGGCGCGGTGCGAGACGAACCTGACGGCCTCGGCATGCCGAGCGGGACGGAGCTCCACGCCCGTCACGGCATGGCCGCGTTCGGCCAATGTCACCGCGAGCACGCCCTCGGCCGAGCCGAGCTCCAGCACGCGCTTGCCGGTCACGTGACGGGCGACGCGCAGATACTTCTCAGGGATCTTGCCGCCCCAGATGGCCGCGCGATGGTTCCGATAGGCGAGCGACGCCTGCAGGTTAGCCATCGTTCACGCCTTCACTCATGGGCAACGTCAGGTATTCGAGCCCCGAGTCCTTGTCAGGGAGCGGCCCTTCGAGGTTGTAGACCTTGCCGCGATGAACGACGCGCATGGTCGCGTCGATGGCGACGTCCGGCACCCGCATCGTCAACCGTGCGGACACCTTCGACTGCAGCGCCTCGGCCGCGAGGTATTCGCGCACCGACAGCGGTTCAATGGCGGCCCAACACTCGAACGCGAGCGACCATTCGGGCGTGATGCCGCCC